GTGAAGTGAGTTTTGGCTCTAGGATTTCGTACACCTTGCCAGAATTTTGATGTTTCATGATGTACTCGCAAAACTGCTGCGCCTGGTACTTATTATTGACGATCCATCGCTCGCTCAAGACGTCACCCTCTCGCCATCAAACGTGACGTACTGGCCGTACTTTTCCAAGCAATGCGACCTGTAACTTTCTGACTTCATAAAATCGTGAGTGCAATCGTCTACGGTACTCCAAGACTTCATGCCAATTTTACCATTATTTGTAGTCATTTTCTCTGCAAATGGCGACACGCCTCGTTCTTGCTGCGACGCCCTAGATATCCAACCTGCCGCGAATCGCTTTCCATCCTTTTTCCGCTTCTTCGGATTAGCGTCACACCATGCTGCCATTGCGCTTAATTCAGCAAACACATCTACCTTTGGGAACGCATTCTGCCAATAGATAATCTGCGCATCATCGGGTTCGTAGTAAGTACCATCAATTAAAATAATCATCCACACTTCCCTTTTAATGCCGGAGCAAGCTCCAGCAAATTAGTTAATTAGTAATGACGAGCTTTGATTACCGTATCGAATCTTGACATCTATTCCCTTTACCAGCTCTCGGCACAGGGAGGCGCATTATAGAGAGGGTCAACTCTGTCTCCGAGGTTCTTCGGTTCCTCGGCCTAACGCCCGGTAATCTCTGACTAAAAAAGGAGGCATGAGTAGTCTGGGGGTGTCTAGGGGTGTCCAGAGGCGTCCCGTCGTGTATACTACCCATGTCTTTTTTCTTGGTCGAGATAAGACTACCACTTAAAACCACTACGGTTCAAGTGACTCCCTTTGGCCCCTCAATCGAGGGGCTTTTTATTTAGCAAATGGTAAGTAGCGTGCCGTTTGCCGTTATCAACAGTCATCTCAGTGTGTATTGAATGACCTTGCATACGAAGATCGTTAATCCTCGCAGCCAACCTAAAACAGCCATACTGCTGTAGAGCATCAATTGCCGTAATAGGCTTACTAATCATGTGGTTCAAAATCTGCATTGATTGACTCATGCTTCCTCCCAAGATAAAAACTCTTCTAAGTCCATGCCAAAGTACTCGGCTATTTCGACTATACGACCTAGCCTCATGTCATCAGACTTTTTCCACCGGTGAATGGTCATTGGTGTGACGCCCATCTTTTCAGCCATTACTTGACCTGCCGGATCGCCACACGATTTAAGCAGCTCAGTGAGCTGATTGCCTACCTTAAAATGGGATGTCATCTTCTGGAAATCCTTGTGGTTGAGGCTCAGGTTTAGGTGCTAGGGCTTGCTTTGCTTGTTGCACTCCTTTTGCGGCTGTCTCCGCCCTACTCCATCCACTAATCTTCATGTACTTATCACCGTTCTTGCTAGTGTTAATCCATACATTCAAGCCATCCTCAGTACCATCAGCGTGCTTGTAACTGCCCTTGTAATCAGGATCGGTCTCAGCGGCCTTCTCTTTGTTTTTGAACAGTGCGCCCTCGCGCGGTTTATTTTCATACGGCATTGTCTTACTCCTTATTTGCTTTTGCGTTAATCATGACTTGCTTGTACTGCAACTTTACTTCACTTGAAAGACGATCTTTTACGCACGCCCTTTCATAGTCCTCTAGCTCACCTTGCAACTGCTCGATAAACATCACGTCAGCATTTTGGACGGCCTCTGTGAGCTTCTCAGCGTAGTCGTCAAAGTTAGCGTGCATCTGCGTTACTAGATCACGAGTAAGCTGATGCGTTGCAGTCTTCTTGCCTTTCGGAGATCCTTCTTTAACGGCATTCATCTCCTCCTCACTGAGCTGGCTGTACCACACTGCACAGTTGTGCTTGTTCTCTTCGTGCTGACGTAAGAACTCTTCGTACATAGCGGTGTGATCTATCTCTTCAGCCGGCGGCAGATCCTCACCACGATAAACGTACAAGCCTAGTCCGTGCATACTGATGGCCTTTGCGAAACAACGCTGCATCGATGTGTTTAGTTGAAACACGTTTGGAATCTGAATCGGCTTGTTCTTGTGGTCCAAGACCGGCAGATGAGCCTTGTGAGATACACCGCCGACAGTGACAGTGCAGAACACCATAACCTCTCCGCTTGGCGTTGTGATCCAATCATGATGCTCATACGTCGCGTCAGGGCATTGCTCACACAGTTTCTGCCAAGCAGAAGCCCAACTGATGTAAGACAGATTGCCTTTCTTCTCAATAAACTCACCGCAATCTACTTGCGACAACACTTTAAAGGTGTTTTCCATAACTAAGCTCCCTTTGCCATTTCTTCGTAGGTCACGTCTTCGTAACCCTGTTGTGGAGCCGCACTAAGTGCATACTCCTGTCGCGCCAGATCATCACCAGCCGCATAGCCTTGCGAGTAAGCGTCACTCATACGAGGCTTTAACTCCATGTAGCGACCGTAATACCCGCACTCAAAACCATGCCGGTACTCTCTAGCCAACACTGAAGAGATCTCTTTCCAGCCCTTAGACATAACCGCTTCGTAGTTATCTGACATATCTAGCCTCCGTAAGCGCGTGCGTTAATGATGATGTCAAACTGACGCTCAAGGTTTTGCTCAACAATAGGACGCGCGTAATACCACAGCGCCTCACGCATATTGTCGATGAAAGGGTCAGAAGCGCGCTCTGGCGCATAGAGGTTTATGATGAACTCTTCTGGGTTGTTAGCACGTAACATTGCCTCAGAGAGTATTTCACCCGTTTGATCTTCTATCTCAAGAATTAAGTAGCCGCGATCTTGAAGGCTAAGCTCTTCGATTCGATCCAGGTCACCATCTATTTGGTCATAGAGGTCAACCGCGTCATACATTACATCCACTGTTCTTAGCATTGTAAGTCTCCCTTGTGTGCGACATTGCACAAGAGAAACAATAACAGCCTATGTTATATATAACAACCCTTGTTATTAGTTATATGGGTTTCAGCTACTATAAGTCCACAAAACGGGTGTGGTTGTTCTAGCGTCGACGTGTACAAAACTTTTCGCAACGCCTATAGAAAAGCCCATCTTGAGGGCTTCGTGGACGATGTTCATACGCTCAACGCCATTCGATACGGCTATGTCAGCGGCAATGCCCTGACAGTGCGTCCCTGTGCCTGGGGCGGCCTTAACGACCTCGCTAGGGTGACTTGCATCTCTGTAGCCAGATGTAATCTTAAACGGGAAACCGCATTTTTCTCGTAGCTCATCGAGCTTATGCAAAAACGCCTCATCCATCAAATTGGCGTTAGTGTGCGTGCAGTTGAATTCTTCGGCTCTAAAATGCTTGAACATTAATTCTCTCTTGATACGCCTTTGGTTTTCTCGTAGCTACGCATAGCACCCAAGCCTAACATACCCATAAGTACCGGCATCATTGTCTCTAGGTCAATTAGTGGGATGGTCACCTCAATAGCCAGCAGAGCCAAAACAAAGTTGGTAAAGGGTATCACCATGAAGTTGCCGGTCATACCCAGCACACAGCACCAACCGACAGCGGGACGCCATCCAGAAACAAACAGTGACTTATGCGCGGCCTCAACCTTGTTGACCTCTAGCTGTGCTTTAGCAAGCTCCTGCGCGTGGCGCTCTGCCATCGTGCTTAACTCGTGAGCTATGCGAGCCTTCTGGTCTTTGTCCTCAATAAACTTATCAAGCAATCCAGCGACGGGGCCGATCAATGATTCAATCATAGTTATTTAAGGTAATCGGCTAAAACGACAGCGCCAAAAATGAAAGGATACAAAGCAAAGACAGCGTTGCGGTTACTGGCAATGTCTTTATGGGCCGCGTCAACTTTTTCATCAAGTCGCTTTAGTCGCTCTTCGCATAACTTTTCATGGTGAGCCAGCTTCTCCAGTGCTTTTTCTGCAAGTTCCATTTTTCAAATCTCTTTGCCGTTGCCGTATTTTATCACAAGGTCAAGAAAAGATGAGTATCACAATTCCGCTGATTACGCCTAGACACAAAAAAATGCCCACGCTAAACATGAGGTTTTCGCGCATCTCGATCTGCCGATAGACAGCTTCCTCACGCTCCTTAGCGACCTGCTTACGCAACTCTCGAAACTCAGTAAGCCCTTGCGCGCCATAGGCGTAGTTAATCATTTGGATGATTTCGGATTGCTGAGATTCGATCCGTTTTTTGAGTGCAAATAGACGCACGGCCTCAGCCTCAACGGACTTAGAAAAGACTACTCGCTTAAAAGGAGAGACATTCTTTATTTTCTTATCAGCATACAGTACATCAGAGGCCGCGCCGTAGAAGTTAGCCACTTGACCCATAACGTCGTGTGCTTCCCGTCCGGCCTCGACTAAAGCTTTCACCATTGCATAGGCTTTTGTGGCTGTTGCCGCCGCTGTGATTGGATCAAGCATAAAAAACCCACCTTAAAGATGGGTCTATTTTACCATTTTCAGATTTTGCCTTCGACTACTCTTAATTTTTTAAAATCAGGGTCGTTAAGCTTGCGCATGATTAACTTGCGCCGACCATCTATATCGTTCCACGCTACCTTTTCTTCTTTCATCCACTGCGCCAGTAAGTGCATGGGAATCGAGCCAACACACCAAGACTCAGGCAACTTGCCTGCACCCATAGAGCGTAGCATCTGCGTGCGCTCAAGATATGGCGTGTTATCAAACTGCTTTTCGACAGTAAATGTGCCGTCGTTGTTGTTGTGAAACTTCTCTTTAGTCTTCACTAGTCTCTACCTTTTTCTTGCGCGGTGCGCGCTTTGGTTTTGGTGGTGCTGGCACAAACTCTAAATTTGTTCCATGTGGAACAGCCTGGCTGTCTGTTAAATCAACCATGTCGCCCCGGACGTAGCGCTTGCCGTCAATAAACCATGTCCCGGTTACTACCTTATACATAGTGCCTCCAAAAAAAAGGGGGCCGAAGCCCCCAGCCACTTAATTAAGAAGT